CCTTGATCTTTATTCACTTTCTATATATAATAAAAATGAGGTAAAAATTATGAGCATTATTGATTTATTTTTCGACAAAAACACTTGGGAAGCGTTCTACGCACACTTAACGGACCCTGAGCGCATCACTCGCGACGCTGCCGCAACCAAAACCGCCACGGATATAATTGAGGGCAAAATTAAGGTTGATTTCAATTTCCCGGCACCGCGAAAAAAGATACTTAAGAAATACCGCAACGATAAACCGCGCACAGTGTTTACTTTTCCTGAGCCGTACCAGACTCATTTGAAGTTCTTAAACTGGGTGATCCTTAATAATAATAATATATATATAAATAAATTCAGCAGGTCAGCGATCGCTTATNTTCCTGGCCGGTCAGTGAATTATAATATTAAAAAAGTAAAAAAATTATTTGNGAACACTCCTTACTATTATAAGACCGACTTGAAGGATTTCTTTAATCAAATAAATCAGGAAAAGTTGCGGGCAGAAATAAAAGACTTTTTCGCNGGTGACGAAAAACTGATAAACTTCTTTAACGACTTAATTAACATAATCCCTGAAGGTGTAGGCGCTGGGTTACCAACCGCAGGCTTNTTNGCGAATATATATTTAACCCCGCTCGATAAAAAAATGAATTACGCGAAAGCAATTTATTTCCGTTACGCCGANGACATTTTAATTATGGCTAAAAACAAAAATAAACTTTCGCGCGATATCGATTTATTTACTTCNGCGCTTAATGAGCGCGCTTTAAGAGTAAATGAAAACAAAACCGCCAGTGGCATTAACGAAGTAACTTTCCTGGGTGTCACCATAAATAAGTACCANATTCGTATTAGCAGGAAAGCAATTAAGAAGATAAAGAGTTCGATCCGACGTCGCGCGCGCTGGTTCAATTATCANTTTGATAAAATTGGTTTAAAACGAACNCGGCGGCGATTATTAAAAACATACTTGAGAGGTATAAATGACAAGCTGTANGCGACNGGCAGCGAAACTGAACGCGGATGGGTGCGATGGTATAGCCCGCTCGTTACCAGTGCNGATGAATTTAAAGAGATTGAATTGTATTTATTAAAGAAATGTAAAGAAGTCGGTGGCAANATGAGTTATGACGAATTANGTAAACTCGGTTACAAATCAATTGTGCGCGAACATTTTAAATTAAAAGAGNCAAAAACAAAANAGATGCCGCTTGACCTTTAATATTATTTACGGTATAATAAAATTATAAGAAAAAGAATTAAAAAAATAATCACATTGCTTGACATATGAAAACAATTCATATATAATAAAGATATAAAGAATAAAGGAGTAAATGTTATGACCCAATTACCAGAAGTAATCAGAATTACCGAAGTGCCTACAATACGTTCATCGGTCGATGAGCTTGCGCTTGTTGTAAAGAAAAGAATTGCTGACTTAAGAATCGAAGAAATTGAACCCACGGAAGAAAATAAAAAATTATTAAAAGCCACTCGGGCCAATTTAAATAAAGAAATTAAAGATTATGAAGAACAGCGCAAAAAAATTAAAGAGATTCTTTTAAAGGACTATAATGTTTTTGAAGAAGAATACAAGAAAAAGATTAAAGCCCTTTATGAAGAAACCGATAAAATATTAAAAGAGGCTATTGATAAGATTCAGCGCGAGCAGGATCAAGAACTAAAAGATTATGCTCTCGAATACCTTAATGAGCGCTTAGCGGTTAACGACCCCGGCGTAATTGAATTTGATAAGATTAAAATTAATTATGCGAATAAAAAACAAATTCGGTTATCAATTGATAATTACATCGATGATATCCTCAAGAGTTTAAATATAATCAAAACTTACGGTGAAAACGAAGGACGTTTATATGCGATTTGGTTACGCACTAATTTTAATTTGGTCGAGGCCATTACACAACTAAATAATGATATTGCTGTTGAAAAACAATTAGAGCGAGAAATTAAAGAACGCGAAGCGCGCGAAGCACTTGCGCGCGAAATGTATAAAGTAGAAGAAATTACAACAACTGAAGAAGCAGAAGAAGATTTTGTTATCGAGGTCGAAGAGGTGTCTAATTATTCATTGACCATCAAAGCGACTCCTTCGCAGCTTGAAAAATTATTAGAATTTCTTTTAACCAACGATTATGATTATGATTTGGAGTAAGAAATGATTAAAGTTATTGGTTCAAGTTCCGCGGGTAACGCAGTATTATATGATAAAGGTAAGATAATGGTTGATTGTGGNCTGCCTTTTAAAACANTACAACCGCACNTGGATAANGTGAAACTCGTGTTACTCACACATATTCATGGCGATCATTTCGCTCCGTCGACGATTGCTACAATATGCGCGTTATATCCAAAAATTACATGGATGGTACCGAATTATATGGAAAAAGAATTTTTGGCGCTTAAAAAGCCTCATACGCGCGTTGTAATAACGAAAACGAGCAAAGAATATGTCGCCGGTCCGTATCTGATCAAAGTATTACCATTATTCCACGATGTACCAAACGTCGGTTACTCAATAATTATTAATAATGGTTATAAGATCGTTCACGCCACGGACACGAATACGATTCGGCATTTGCAAGATGTCAAAGGGTATGATTTGTATGCCATTGAGTGCAATCACGATGAAAATATTATTTATGATAAGATCAAAGGTTCGCTCTATGATGAAAGTTATACTTACGAAATCGTTTCACGAGAAAATCATTTATCGTTCCAAAAAACGATAAGCTGGTTTAAAGAGGTGCGAAAGGAAGATTCAATATTGTACCCTCTTCACGTGTCTCACTCGTATGACGACGAATTGGTTAAGGTTATTATGAATCGGTTGTTAAAACCGGATCACGATATAAAAGAGTAAAAGAAGGAAAGGAAATGAAATTATGAGTATTTTACCAAAAGTTTCTCGCGTAAAGCGCGAGGCAAACAGCGCATTAAAAATATTATTATATGCGCCGCCTGGATTCGGTAAGTCCTACTGGGCCAATCAATTCCCTGATCCGTTATTTTTAAACACGGACGGCAACTTACAATATTTAGATGCCGCAGGGGTTGTTCTTAAACATTGGTATTCACATCCTGGTAACAACGATAAAGAAGCCGTCGCAAGCAGTTTTGTGAATATCGTCGATGAATTAGTTATGACTAACGGCGGGGGGTTCAAAACAATTGTTGTTGACTTACTCGAAGGTGTTTATAACTTATGTAGAACCGCTAAATTGCGCGAATTTAATATACAAGACGAAGGTGATATACCCTTTGGTAAAGTGTATAAGATGATTCGCTCAGAAGTTTTAGCACAAATTAACAGATTACGGGCGCTACCGGTTAATGTTATTCTCCTCTCACACGAGAAGGAGCTTACTATCAAAGATCGGGTGGGGAGGGAGTATACTTTTTATACCCCGAACGTCGACGATAAGTTCTTAAAACCATTGAGCGGGACAGGGTTCACATTACGTGGTTATTGGAAAGATGTCACGAACGAGCGAACACAAGAGAGCACCGCGGTGCGTATGTTGTCTCTAACTCCGAAGTCAGAAGAATTCCGTGTAACACGGTTTACTGATACTGACGGCACTCCAGTGGTGCTGGAAGATATTGAACTCACCTACGAAGGTGTGCGCGACTTATTTGCGCGTTTATCCAACCCTGCAAATGCGGGAAGTTTTGTAAAAGCGGATTCGTCAGAAATGATGACAGAAACAGCGAGCGATTATAAAGAAAAACTTACTAAACCGCGCGCTAAACCCGTTGAAAAAGTTGCACCGGTTAATAAACCTATTGAAAAAGTTGAAAAAGTTGAAAAAGTTGAAAAAGTTGAAAAAGTTGAAAAAGTTGAAAAGGATGAAGTTAAACCTGCACCGGTTAAAAAGGATGAAGTTAAACCTGCACCGGTTAAAAAGGATGAACCGACAAAAAGCAGTGTCCCGGTCACAGAAACGCAGCAAGAAAGAATTGCGCGCATTCACCGAGAAATTGCAGAAAAAATTGCTAATGCGAAGAAAGGAAATAAATAGTTATGGCATTATTTGACAACATTGATTTATCGCACTTAATGGATCTTGTTAAGGCGGGCTTGGAAAAAGGTAATCTCCCTGATTCCTTTGCCGAATTACCAGAAGGAACTTACTTATGTAAAGTCCACAAATTAGAAGCACGTCTCACGCGTGAGACGCAAAGACCGATGGCGGTATGGGAATTAATTATCCTAAATGACGGAGACTATGAAAACCGTCACGTGTGGGTTAACCAAATTCTCGAAAGCGATACCCCCGAAAAAACAATTGACGCATGGGCCCGTTTTAAACGGACGTTATCAACATTCTTAGGCGGTTACGAAATTGATGATATTTCGTTAATTACGGAAGATTTAATCGAACAATATATTCTCGACACCGAATGTACTTTGAATGTGAAAAAAGGTTCCAAAGGCGGTACCTTTATGACTATCGGACCAGTAGTGGAAGGAGTTTAAAGATTATGGTAGGAAAAATTAAGTTTTTTGATACCGAAAAAGGTTACGGATTTATTACAAGTGGGGAGCACGAAGGTGATATCTTCGTGCATCACACCGGAGTTTTACAGGAAGGGCCGAAAAGTTTTGATCCCGGTGATAAAGTTGACTTTGACCTAATAAAAGGTGAAGACGGCCGTTATCAAGCAATTCGTGTTAGTTTAATCAAATGAGTTATTATTTAGAAATAACCGCGGTTGAATTCCCTGTTACGCGCCGGAAACATGAATGCCGTGCGTTGATAGATAACGGCGAAACAAGGTTCTTCGTGTTAGATATTATTTCAGTTCTTAATGCTCACGGGGTTGGTAAAATGGTTTTATTGACCAACAATGAAGAAGATGCCGCGGCTTACAAAAGTTTATTAGAAGCACAAAGAAATGCGGCAGTGGTTAAAGAAGCAATGCTTCAACAAAACAATTTAAAAGTCGAAGTGGTCGTTAGAGAAATAACTTATTATAATGAAGTTGATTCGATGGAAAAAACCTATATATACTCTGATGAAGAGCTTGGGAATGAAGCGGAATAAACATGAAGAAAGGGAAGACAAATATGAGAAAAAATAAAGCGGTGGTTCTATTATCAGGCGGCATTGATTCGTCAACACTACTTGCTTATGCTGTTAAAAATTATGGTCGAGCAAACGTGTTAACTATAACCGCAGACTATGGACAAAAACATCGCAACGAAATATCCGCTGCTATAAATGTTAGCGAATATTACGGCGTAAGAAATATACTCGTGGATATGGCTGCTATATTTAAATACAGCGATAGTGCCCTTATGTTTCAATCAACAACGCTTATACCAGAAGGCTCGTACAAATCCCAGGCCCGGGGCAAACATGAGCCTCTGGTCACATATGTGCCTTATCGTAACGGGATGTTTTTAAGCGCCGCTTCCGCAATTGCTCTATCTATTTTCAAACAAGAACAAATTGATTTGTATTATGGTGCGCACGCAGATGATGGGGGCGCGGCGGTTTATCCTGATACCTCCGCAAAATTCGTGAGGCATCAGGCACGAGCGCTATGGTTAGGTAGCGGTAAAAAAATTAAAATGGTAACACCGTTTGTTAAGAAGCGGAAAGCCGATTTAGTAAAACTCGGTTTAGAATTAAATGCGCCTTATCATTTGACCTGGTCTTGTTACAAAGGCCAAAAAGTGCACTGTGGTGAATGTTCGACATGTATAGATCGACAAAAAGCATTTGCGATGAACGGCGTAACCGATCCGGTAAAATATGCAAAAAAATAAAAGAAAGTAAAGGAATTAAAATATGGAAAAAATGACGAAAACAGGATTTGTGAAAAAGGATGCAATTAATCCTGATCACTATAAACAAGCGCGACGCGAGGCAATTGAAATCATGGAAGATATTGTTTCGGATCCCGCATTTAATGGATATGAAGGGTTTTTGGTAGCAATATCAGTTAAATATTTACTGCGTCATAAACATAAGAATGGGATCGAAGATCTTAACAAAGCCAAGTGGTATATTGATCGCCTGATTGAATATCACGGGAGAACGAGGGAATAATTATGAGCGATTTTATTGATAATTATCAAAAGTTTGCATCAGCGGCGCATTTAGAAAAAGGTCCCGAAGCAGGCGCAGCAGTAATTGGATTTGCTTTAGGATTAGCCGGTGAAGCCGGTGAAGTGTGCGACGATATTAAGAAAAAATATTATCACCAACGCCCGATAAATGACGAGCATACTATTGAAGAGTTGGGTGACGTGATGTGGTATGTGGCAAACTTAGCAACTGCGTATGGAGTTAAACTTTCGGATATAATCCGGCAAAATGAAGAAAAACTTCGTAAGCGTTATGCTAAAAAATATTAATAAGGTATAATCAATGGTATAGAAAGGAGCTAAAAAATGACACAAGCTGAATATGACCGTCTAGTAAAATCAACCGCAAAAAAGGCGGCGAATTTTCTTCAAGAGAACGGTCGAACTGAAATACCTCACGATAACTACGAAGAGTGGATCAAGAGCGATTATCGTCACGAGGAACGATTATTTGAACCCGACAATGCAGAAGAGTTATACGGGTTTGTAAGCGAAACGCTTGGTAATAGAGGGTGGAATAAGATTATTTCCCTTGCTTATCCCGATCCGCGTGATCGGCCCGAATTCGACAGCGACGAGATGTGGAATGAGGCATTGCTTCCATTTATGAACGACTTAGTCGTCGAGCTTAAAAAAATAATATAATAAATTAACCGCGCTCTGTTACATCTTAAACAGCGCTCTCAATGAAAGGAGAAAAATATACAAAAGATGAAAAAGACAAGAGAAGGGGTTTTGACTCCAAAACGTTCCGGCTGGTTCACAGTAATAACCGCAATTTCGGTAATCGGAACAATGATGGCTGGTATCCTTACTACCTACTTATCAGGACCAGTAAATGGGACCGAAGGCTGGATACAAGCTTCCGCCGGCTTGATAAGTTTCGCACTAATTTACGTAACAAGCGATATCATATCTGAAATATACGGGTACCGCGCGTCGCGATTAGTTGCTTTCATTAATATGGGGGCAAGTATACTATTAACGATACTGATGGCACTCGCGTGGGGGTTTAGTACGTTTATCGCTGATTTTAATAACTTGGCAGTAAATACTACACCATTCGACGCGTCTCCGACTTATGAAAACGTAGGGCTCATGCAAATTATGGCGGAAAAGTTCTTCGGTGTAGGAGAAGGTAATATCCCGGCAGCTGGTCCAATTATATTATTATGGGGCTGGGTTGTGGCAATGTTAGGTGACTGGGCAAATGATTTAGTATTCAAGCACATGAAAGAACGCGATGGTAATGGTAATTTCTTTAAACGCTCATTTTTATCGAGCGTTGTAGGACAGCTTATTGATGTTACCGTGTTTGTACCAGTATTGGTAGCTTTTGCAGTTGATCAGGATGCTTGGCAAAACGGATCATTCTTACTAACAGTAGGCATTATGATGTTCTGGCAACTAGTATTTAAACTAGGTGTTGAATTAATTTGTTATCCAATTGCGCGCAAACTCAAACAAAAGATGCACAAGGTCGAAGGCGATGAGGCCTACGAAATAAGCACAAGTAATCATATTTTAGGTTAAAGAGAAAGAAAAAGATAATTTATGGGATTATCTTTTTTCTTTACTATATCACTTGACCTTTGTTAAATTACATAGTATAATTATAATATAAAGAAAGGCCCTGATAAAGGGAGGTAAATGAAATGAATTATTTGAAAATCAATGGAAAATGGTTATCTTCTTACAAGACGATAATCGATGAAAGGGGTAAAAAATATTTTATCCATTTAGAAACCACCGAGGATCTCGGTAATACAAAAGGAGCTGTTGCAATTTCTGATGAAGACATTATTCGTGTCATTTTAAGTGCGCGCAAGTTGTTAAAGCAACAAGGCGAGACAGTTTTTGTTTACACAATAGATAATATTGAATTAGAAGAACCGGCGGAAGAGCCAGCAGAAGAAAAAATATCTCTCGTATCTGTTAAAAAGGGGAAATATGACCCAACAGTAGAACTTGATATTGATTCTTTACAAAAGTTCATGCTATCTCGCGGTGTTAGCAATGTTCGTCTTGCACAGTTGTTTGGGTTTAAAGGTGAGCGCATATATTACGGTTCAAAAATTGTTGCCGGTAAGTTAAAACCACGCTATTCGCAGATCGTTCGCGCAGCCAAAAAATATGATTATTTCAAAAGGTATTTATAATGAATAAAAACCAATTGGTTTTAGTAGAGCGCATAATCGACAGTAAAGGTCGTATACTATTACCTAAACAAGTCTTAGACAGTTTAAACTGGGGACCTGGTGATAAGGTGACGTTTGCGATTGAAAAAGGAAAGGTCATTATTACAAGACGCGTATGAGTTTTATATTATTTGATATAGAAGTGTTCAAGCACAATTTTCTCTGCGGGTTCAAAAACTATGAGACCGGCGAACGCGTGCGGATATGGGACGATTATGACGCAGTAGTAGAATACGTGCGCCGGTATAGTAAAACACACATGTTTGTTGGTTATAACAATCACCGGTACGACGATCATATTATTAATGCGATCATGAAGCGCCAAGACCCTTATATAATTTCTAACGATATTATTAATAATCGACACAAGTCGAATTGGGCGCGCGTGCCTTATGCGAGCATTGACGTTGCTGCATTATTGCCGACGGGTAATTCTTTAAAATTGCTCGAGAGCGATTTAGGGTTATCTATTGAAGAATCAAATATATCGTTTGAAATACAGCGAGCGTTAACTGCAGAGGAAAAAATAGAAACAGAAAACTATAACGATCACGACATTGACGCATTAGAAGTGGTGTTCAAAATTGTGGCACAAACTTCACTGCGCACAAAATTCGATATGATTGATTATTTTAAACTTGATCTCCGCAACAACATACGCAAGCCCCTGCCAACAATTATGGCGCTCGGGTTAGGTGCGAAGCGAGGACATCATGCTCGTAAACCGTGGACAACGTATCCGAATTTACAAGTAGATGATGAAACGCGCGAGTTTTTAGAAAAGGAGCAATATTTAACAAATAGTCGTACTTTTTTATTAGCCGGTGTCCCGCACAAAATGGGTTTAGGTGGTTTACACGGTGCGATTAGCAATCACCGCGAGAAATGGGGATACTTATTGGACGTCCGCGGTTATTATACCTTGATCCAGCTTCTCTATAGGCTCTTATCGCGCTCACTCGGGGAAGAAGGGTACGACAAAGTATGGGAATTGTATCACGATCGAATTCGCCGTGATGAAAAAGGTGACGCGACCGCCAATTCTTTAAAAGAAGGGGTTTTATCCATCTGGGGTGCGGTTCGTAATGAATATCATTTATTGTATGACCCATCAATTGCCGTATTAATCACTCTCACCGGTCAGGCTTTTCTTATCGACCTCGTACAACAAATTGAACCTTACATTGAGCTTATTCAATCGAATACGGATGGTATTTTTATCGTTCCAAAAGACCGGATCAAGGGCGGCGAGTACGACATGAAAATGCGAGCCGCGGTAGAAGAATGGAAAGAGAGAACCGGCTTTGAGTTAAAAATTGACGAGTTTTCAAACTTGTGGCAAAAAGATGTTAATAATTATGCTTGTATTATTAATGGTAAAAAAATTAAAGCCAAAGGCGGATATATTAACGCGTGGCAAGCAGATCAAACAGAGTTTTTGCACTCAATTGGGCGTTGGCACAAGCAAGGATCGGTCGTAGATAAAGCGCTGGTTAATTATTTCATTTATGATACGCCGCTTGCGGAAACAATTAATAATGAGACCGATTTAAGCATGTTTCAATATACGGCACGTAAAGTCGGCTCCAATTTTACAGATGTTTTGTTAAGAGAAACGAACAAGGAGACCGGAGAAATAGTTTATCACAAGGTTTTCCAACAAACAAATCGCGTATTCGCCGTTAAACCGGATTATAAAATTAATAAATGGGAATTCGTTAAAGTGAAACCGCGCGATTATTCTAAAACAAAAGCGGATGCCAAAACCGGCGAGAGCGCAGAAGAAGTAATTATGCGTGAACAAAGAAACGGAATTAAATATCATGACCCTGTAACTGGTGAATTATTAATTGACACCGGTTTACAACAGGTCGCTTTAATACCGTCGATGCCGGAGGATGTCTTTGTTTACAATGGAGATATGAATGACCCTGGCGCAACTGAATACATTTTAAAAAGACTTGATCGAGAACATTATATTAACGATGCGCAAAAAAAATTAAACGATTATTTAGGAATCAAACCAGAACGGGTCAAGAAACCTCGCAATCAAAAAATAACTATTCACGTATATAATGAACAGGAGTTTACGGATTTAGAACTACTATTAAAAGGTGAAAAAGAATGGTTGCGAGATGAAGGAATGATCGGTGAATTGCAATATAGTAAGAATGAAGATCTTTTAACAATTATAAATAAAGAAAAAACATTTACTTTAAAATTAAAGAAAAATATCTTGATACAGCCGCTTGTCGATAAAGAAAGTAATAATAACATATTGCCGACAATAAAGATGCGGCGCGTGCGTCGGTCCCGAGAAGAAATCCGCGTCGACGACAAACACGTGATTGTGATTACCGACTGCGGAGATTATGGCATAGAGATCGGCTTATTCAAGGGTAAAAGTTTAAAACTGATTGACCAAAACGTGGTTAAAACATTGGAACACGCTCAGGAGATTGCCAGTAATTGGATTATGAAAATTATTGCATAACTACCTGCTTGATTCCCTTGACTTTTATTAGAATATATTATATAATAATTATATAGAAAGAAGGTAAATATGATTAAATTAGCAAGTATTACACCAGTGAAGGACATTAAATTAGGATTAGAAGAACCAATCGCAATGTTTTTAACTCATCTTGTTTTACAGCACGAGGATTACGCGCTTGCCGCGCGCGAATATGAAGGATATAAGATTTTAGATAACTCATTAATTGAATTAGGTTCGGCGATGAGTTTGGATAAAGTGCTGCTCGCGGCAAATATTATTGACGCCGACGAAATAGTTTTACCGGACGCATTTCAAAAGCGAGAGGAAACATATGAATTAGTAGTTAAGGCGTTGGAAGAATTGAAAACAAAAACCTTGCCGAAAAAATATAAAATTATGGTCGTCGCGCAAGGTAGCGATAAGGACGAATTTTATAAGAGCTTTAAAGAACTGGCAGCGCTACCTGGCGTTGATGTTATCGGGGTCCCAAAGATACAAAAAGAACGGGTAACTTATAGTGATCTTTTTGAAACCACCACCAAAGAAATACATTTTCTCGGTTGCCCAGAAAGTTTAGATGAGATCCGGCAAATGAGCGATTATCTTTTAACACGAGTGCGATCAATCGACACGTGTATTCCAGCGCTCAATTCGATTTTAACGGATAACCCATGGGAAAAGCGCCCCACGGACTATACTATAAATCTACACACCGATCGGGTCGATGTATGCAATTATCGGCGGATCGTTGGTGGGGTAAAAAAATATATCAGGAAACGAAAAAATAATAATATTTATATTTATTTGGCAGGACCTTTATTTACGAGCGCTGAACGTAAAGCACGCCATGAAGAAGCGCATTGGTTGCGCAGTTTCGGTTACCAAGTTTTTAACCCGTTAGAACTTAATGAAAGCGGAGTTGATCCAAGTTTGTTTTTTGAAAAAGATTTAGAAGCGATGAAAAAATGCAACGTGGCAATTTTAACTGCAGACAATTTTGACAGCGGAACAATGGTGGAACTCGGTTGGTTTTTCGCTAAAAATAAACGAGTTATCACGATATGGAGCGATATGCGACACGAGTTAATTCCTAATTTGTTCGTGCGTGGTGCAGCCTCAAGCGGTAAAAATGTTATATTACCTGAATTTGATATTACGAGGATCGATAAGATAATTAATGGTTAATCCTCTCAAGAAAGTGGCAGTGAAGGACAGACGCCACCAAACAGAAAACACCCGGTTGAAGCCCTCTATTTATCGTTATTTAGATAAACGATTAGGAAAAAACAATTATGAACGAAACAAGAATCACGGCAATCGCTATAGCCGAGAGGGACGTCCTGATTTAGAAATAATATATAAAGGAAAAACTTATTATTTTGAGTTGAAGGATCCCCGTGGCGAATTATCGTCTGCACAGTTAAGCACGATTGCGCGTTACGAAAAGCTTGGAACAACGATTCATGTTATTACCACACTTGCGGAATTTAAGAAAATATGGGAAGAAAAGTGCGAATAAGTCAAGATCACTTGATTATTGACATTTAATCACATATAATATAAGGAGAAAAGGAGAGATATATGAAAGATTATAAATGGTTCTTTGATTCGGTTGAAGAACATGTTACAGGTTTTAATAAACACTTTCAGGAAGAAATTGATGGGTACAGCAACAGTATTGCCGAGCACTCCGAAGGCTTAGAAGTCTTGACTGCCGCCAATGCCTGCCCAAACATCCGCAAACAATTTAAAACAATTATTGAGCGACATACCGCGGCGCTTGAGGAGCGCGAGAAACACTTGAGCGGCGCTAACGAATCGTTTGCGAAAGTGTTATCTTTAAGAACAGAGGTGATTGACAAAAAGAGCGCCAAGTTTATTGAGGCGATGGCAGCTATTTTACAATTAACACCTCCGGAGGAAACAGATAAAGAAAGGAGCGAAGAAAATGGTAAATGATTTATTAACCACAATCGTTTTAAAAGTTATTGGGGACAAAACAATTGTTCGCATTAACGACGTATGGGTAGCAGTAAACGAAATACAGTTCGGTTACAACCGGGCTAAAGTATTAGAAGTATTACAAGCGCTTGGGTTTGAAAAACGTCACGTAATGCTATATGACAGAAAAGGTAGAAGTAGCACGCTCACGTGTTATGTGCGCGGCGAATTTAATACGGAAGATAAGCCCTTAATTGGTCCTATCATCAAAAACAACGAGTTAAATCAGCGTTTTGCACGCGAATTTTTAAAAGATTTAAAAGACCGTTTTATCAAAGAACAATTGCCGGCAGCATTAAAAATTGACCCGCCGTTTTTTGATCTCAACGAGGTCGACGGGAAGCTCACGTTCTTTTTTACTCGGGAAAAATTACGAAAGATACTTTCACTCACGTGGTATACGGAGGGAAAAATAACTCGTAACGGTATCTTAATACTTGCGCGCACTATCGGACAACTATCTGAAGATTTTTATTTCAGAAAAAATACTTATTTTAAAAATGCTGCCAACGAGAACCGGGCGCGGATTGAAGACAAATTGATTTACCAATATACTTTTAAGTAAAGAAGTATATGGCTTGACCTTTTATCAATTATGTTATATAATTATAATATAAGAGAGAGGTAAAAACATTATGAATAAAGGTATTATTATTAGATTAGACGGGAAAGAAGCGTTAGCACTTTTAGTGCAAGGCGACCGCTATTTAATAAAAAAGTGGGTTCCTTTTAATAATTATAAGGGCTGGGTATATGTCTATATTGACCACCGCCGGCCCTTTTTTGCAAAAAATAAGGACAGTTATGAACTAACACCTCATGCGGAAGGGGCTTTAAACGGTAAAATTATCATGCGCTTTTGGTTTGAACATTACGAAATGTTTAATACGGCGCAAGGCTGTCCGCGCGTATACGTGTCTAACCACATCGATGATAAATATTACTTACATAAATACGGCGCGTGTGATATGTACGCCTGGCAAATAGAAAGAACCGAAATCTTTGAAACACCGATTGATTTGGAAGATTTTACCTACAAACGCGGCGATAAAGAATTAATTTTAACAAAGGCCCCTACACTTTATCGCTTTATAAAACCACGAGAGGCCATAAATGCTGCGTAAACAGGCTGTTATTTATAACACGTTATACGAGCCGCAAAAGCGGTTTGTTGATGAGTTAATCGACAAAAGGGGCGCATTAAAACCGCGTGACGAGGCTTTCAAGTGGGGCTTTTTCTTAAAAATGGGTTTTGGTAAAACAAAAATTATGACCGCGATGGCGGAGCTGCATGAGGCAGATTTGATTTTGATTACTACGGAAAAAAGTAAGATGCTCGAACGCGACAACGAAGGCGAATTCCCGGCAGAACTAGCTGCTGCTGGGTATAAAACTTTTTACAGCGACAAGATGGGATCCAAAAAGTATGAACGCGAATTTTTAGACGCACTCAATAAGGGCGAGAAAATTGTTTATATGTTTAATTGGGCGCAAATTAATGCTAAAAAAGGTTATAGTATATTAAATTGGATCGTCGGCGGTTTGGATTCGTTAAAAGCCCCAGATCGTCGCAGATGGCTCGAGGACGAATATAACAAAAGCGATAAAACATTAACTTTTGACGAATTCATTAATAACAAAGGCCCGCAATATAAGAACATCGTGTGGATCATGGATGAGGCTCACGCGGTGAATAATAAGAGCGCGCGCTTGTCTAAAACAGTTAACGGGATGTTGTATAACAAAAATGTTCCAGGATTACAAATAACACGAAGTAATTATTTTCGGGAACGAATTAAGGCCGTTTATTTGGGCACTGGCACACCGATGACTGGTAAATATTATGAAAATTATTATTGGCTCTTAACTATTTTAGGACACCGCTGGGGCGAGACACCGCTTGAGGTTAATTTATACGAAGAACAAGCGCGGTTGGTTATTGATGCAAACAGCGGACGACAAACAAGTGAGCTGGTTGAAAAGTGTATTGGTAAAGGAGTTCCCCCGGCAATTCCAACAGTTAATCGGTATAATAAGCGGACCTATCGAGTAGAGACTCGTAAATTAAGCGCGTACGAATATTTTGTCAACCGCTACTGCGTTATTAATGAAGAAACGAAAATGTATGATCCAGACGCATTAAATATTATAGGGTTTAAGCGCATACCGGAATTATTAGATATTGTCGAACATTATGCGTTCTTTGGAGAAACAGCCAAACACTTTGAATTGCCGTCGGTTATGACGGAGATAAAATGGGTGGCGCCTGGGGTAGGTTATAAAAGGCTATTTGACAAAAAAAGTCCGCACTATCTTCGGTTTGAGGATAAAGAATTAACCTCGGCAGCAGAAATATATTTGCGGAGCCGCCAAGCATTGAGCGGTTTTATGGGTAACAGCGAGCATTACGTTTTTTATAGCGAGGAGCGCTCTCTGCAGTTGCGCGACTTCTTAATGCGCGAACGAAGCAATTATATTATATTCTATCACTGGGATCCGGAGTTATATGCGATTGTTGATGCGGTTCAACAAGCAGGTTATAATTATGATATTTATAAAGGTGACCTGAAAGAATACGAGGTTTATAAGAATTATGAAAAGGGCGAAGGAAACGTTGTAATAGCGAATATTGCGAGTGGAGCGAAAGCGCTCAACCGACAAAAGTGGAACAGTGTATTGTTTTATTCTTTACCATCAGTATATGCGCTCTATGAACAAGCAATCGGGCGCGTGTTGCGTTTAGGACAAACAGCCGAACGCGTTTTTGTGGGTATATTTCTCGCAAAAGGAACTGTTGATGAATATATTTATAATAATTTAATTAACGGTCGCGATTACACCGAGCAGGCTTTCGCACGCGATTTCCTGGATCAAACAAAATAAAAACAGATAAAATAACTATCTTGCTTGACTTTTGACAACTTATTATATATAATTAATATATAGAAAGAAGGAAAATAACTAAATGGAAAACAAAGAATTAAACATTAATGAACTATTAGCAGAACTCGAAGTCTATCGGTGGAGAGATAAAAAGGCGGCTATCTTAAAAGAATTAGGATTGACTACTTATTTTTCAACATACAATAGAGACGAAATCATAAATGCATATGAAGCAAACCGCCCATTTGCATTGATTAAAGCACTAAACCTCATCATTAACAATAAAGCCGATGACCTGGTAAATAAAGGTTATACGGTAGATGAAATCATTAGAGCGATTAGAGAATGGGTTAAAGAACGCTTAGATGAAATCGAAAATGAAAAGGAAAATATAGTATAATAAAAGAAAAGGAGGCGAGATAATGGGTTTTAGTTATCATACAGGAAAAACCATTTTGGTAAGAAGCGCGACGCCCGGTGATATTAAAAAAGGAATATTGCTTAGTCAGCCATACAAACGTGAAGGGTATAACATAAAATACGTTGATGTGTACCTCGACGGCGGGGTACGCCAAGTGAGTATTAATCGTATAATTAAAGACAAAGGAATGCTTAGAGATTATGGGTGTAAATATTGAGTTAATAGAATCGTTAAAGAAAGAACGCGCTAAATTGTTAGCACCTCTTTGCGATCTAAAAGAACCTTATCGGGGCGACGAATTAGCAGCGATCGACAAAACGATTGCGTATTTAGAAACTATCATAGAAAAAAAAAAGGAGTAAGTATTATGTTAAAAGGATTTACTAACAACGACCAACTTATTATGTTGGACACGCTCGAAGAATTTGTGACCTTCCTTGATCAAGAATGCGGCAGCATTTTTGAACAAAAAGAATGGATTGAAGAAACAGTGGATAATGTTTCTGGTCATGTTTATTGTCGCGGAACAACTCCGGTCGCGTTTGTCAACGCAGCCATTTTAACGGAATTTATGTTAAACGCAGAGCCGTGGCTGG